GAGCAATATTAGAAAGATTAACAGATCATTTAGCTGGTCAGATTGGGTTAGAGTTAGTAGCTCAGGGCCATAACAATACTGGTACATTAATAGAATCTGTTAGAGTTGATTTAGTAGAATCATTAACTGGGATAGTTATAATAGCTTCTAACTTAGATTATGGTCAATATGTTAATGATGGGAGAAGACCTGGAACTATGCCTCCTATAGAAGCTTTGGCTAAGTGGGTAATGCAGAGAGGTATAGCATCAGAACAGAAAGAAGTAACTAGTATAGCTTGGGCAATAGCTAAAGCAATAAAGAAACAAGGATCTCCAACTAGAGGAGCTTTTAAGTATTCTAAGAATGGCAAAAGAACAGATTGGATAGGGCAAGTATTAGAAGCTAATGAAAAGATCATAGCGGATCATATAGAAGAAGCTTCAATAGCTAATGTAGAGGTCAGGTTTAATAAAGTATTAATAGATATAGATAAACTTATAAAATAATGGCAACAGAGAGTAGTGCAAGTTTAACAGATTGGAGTATTACCTTTCCAGTAAAGAAGTCAGATAATGAAGTATTTCATCCATCTGATAGAATGCTAGTATATACAGCTACTTATAGCGGAGTGAATGATATTAGGAGAGCAAAGGTAAGAATACTAGTAGATGATGTTGAGATTAATAACGGATCAGAGTTAATAGTAGATCCTGATTTAGGAGGAAGTACAGTATTTACTTTTGATATATCTAAGATAGTTGAGAATTATGTTAGCTCAGTATTACCTACTCTAGGAACAGCAACAGGAACTAATATCTCTGCTGATAATATCTCTGCTGATGTAAGAATAAGTATAGCTGATGTAAGTTTAGTATCTAATACTTTAACTACTGGAACATATAGAACTATGGTAGCTTCTGATGATATAGCGGTATTTAAAGGAGGTTATGATGATTCTAGGATTCATGATGGAGATTTTATAGATACTGATAATGATGGTGTAAGATTAAGACCTTATATGAGTAATAAGCCGTTAAAAGTTAGAGCTACTCCAACAGATAATATATTTATAGGAGGTTTTAATAATGGAAACTGGAATAGGCTGGAGATATACGTTACTACGTATATAGGAGCTTCTACTGAAAATACTTATTTTGCAAGTAAGAATACTGCTAGTTTTAATGATTCTTTTTATACTGGTATTGGCCCAGCAAATATAGAAGCTCAAGATCCTACAATTATTACTGATTCAACTACTCATTATACAGTAAGATTAAGATTTAGTGAGCTTGGTTTTATATTTGATACAGATAGAACTTATACAGTAGTATTAGATAAAGATTGTAATGATTCATATACAGAGCTTTGCTTTTTAAATGAATATGGCTTTTTTGATTATTACTTATTCAGAGGTGATAAGATTAGGAAGCTTAAAGCGGATCATGGATATATTAAGAAGCCTAGAACATTATCAAGAACTTCAACTATTAGCGATAGATTAAAGGAATCTACTGGAGTATCTTATGATATTAATTACTCTATATCTACTGGATTAGTTAAGAAAGAAGTATCTGTATGGTTAGAAGAGCTTTATACATCTCCTGAGGTTTATATTATTGAGAATGGTAATTACTTCCCTATTGAAGTAGTAAGCCAATCTGTAAGTACAGAGGATAAGAATAAGGATATAGTTAATATGGCTATTGAATATAGATACGTTCAAAACAAGAGATAGATGGGATTAGAATTAAGAATATTAACAGATGAAGCTAATAATACTGGATTCACTTTAGATATTGAGCAGAATGAGGACTTTCCATTAGCTCTTAATTTTGGTATTGCAGAGATTCAAGATATAGCTAAAACTAAATCTACGTTCAGTAAGACTTTTAAAGTACCTGAAACTGTAGATAATAATAAGAATCTTAATTCAATATACTATAGTAGTACATCAGATGATAGTGGAGTTAAATCTACTAATGTAGCTATTATTATAGAAGATGGTACTCCGATCTCTAAAGGATATGTAAGAATTAAGAATGTAACAGAAACTGAAAGAGGTAGAGAATATGAGTTCGTATTCTTCGGTTCTAACTTTGCTTGGATTAAGAAATTTAGAGAATTAAGCCTTCAAGATTTAGACTTTACTTCTGATAATCATACATATAATGCTACTACTATAGAGGCTTCTTGGGATGATGGAGCTGGTAATCCTGCTGATGCTGATGATAGAAGCTATATTTATCCTATTGTATCTTATGGATTAATGGCTAATGGTTATCCTGAGTCTAAGGATTTAAGACCTGCGGTATTTTGTAAATCTGTATTAGATAAAGCCTGGGAGGTATTACTAGATTCAACAGTAGAACAGTATAATATAACATCCACTTTTTTAGATAGTACTTATTTTAAGAGGTTAGCGATGCCTTTTGTTAATGGCCAGTTTGTAAGTGATGCTAATAAAGATACTGAGGAAGATGTAGAAGTAAACAGATTAGCTCTATATACCCTGAATTATAACAATGATGGAGAAGCTGAAAAATGGCAGTCTGAAAGAATCTTAATTAATAACTCTGTATCAGGTAATACTTCGCAGAATGTTGATAAAGATGCTTATTATAATCTTACTACTGATATAACTAATGGTTACTATATTGATAATGGAATTTATGATATAGAGTTTAGAACTACTGCTGAAGTAATAGCTGGAACGGTAACAGAGATTGAAGGAGAGTTCGGATTCTTCTCTTTTCCTAGAGAAGTTACTAGGACTTCTAACTTAGTTGAGATCAGCTTTGTATTAGGACAAAAATCTACAAGCTCAATTATTAACTTAGGTCAGAGCGAGTTTAAATGGCGACCTACTAAAGACAATAATACTAAAGAAATAGTTATAACTACTACTCTATCTAAGGATGCTTTAGATGCAGATGATTATAATAATATTTGGGTTAGTGCTGTAGCTAGAATGGAATCAGGGGAGAAATACAACTTTGATCTAAACTTAACGAATACTGTATTTAAAGCTACTAAAAAAGAGGATGTAGTATTAGGTCAGACAGTTAATTTAGCAAAGACTTTACCTGATGTTAAAGTAGTAGATTATTTTAAGGGATTAGCTCATATGTTCAATCTATATGTAGATACGGATGAATGGACTAGAGAGATCAAGATAGAGCCTAGAGATGACTTCTATAAAGCTAATTCTCAAGCTATAGACTGGACAGATAAACTAGATTTAAGTAGTGGATTTAATATTAACTATATTGATTCATATAATCAGTCTATTAGATTTGAGTATAAAGAAGATTCAGCAGATAAATTAGCTGAAAGATATACTAATGATAGAGATACTAAATTAGGAGCTGGAGAAGTTGATCTAAGCGGTAGATTCCCTAAAGGAGAAACTGTATTCTTAAATCCTTTCTTTAGTGGTACTATTCATAATAGAGTAGAGTTAAATGGTGGATTATCTCCAATTAAAAATGATAAGAAACACGTTATACCATGTATGTGGAATAAGATAGGAACTTTAGGAAATCCTTCAACTCCTACTTATAGGTTTAATCCTAGAATTATGTTCTATGATTATTCTAATCAAACAGATAACGATAGCAATACATTAAACTGGAAATTTGAAGGAACTACTAAAGATAAGATTCCTACTTTATACTTTACTGATACTGTAACTGGTTCTACTTTAGACCAGGAGCATATGCACTTCGAAGGTACTAACGGTTTAATTGATAAATATTATCAGGGTACTTTAGGATTGATGAATGAGGGAGTAACTATATCTACTAGATTCTATCTAACTAAAGAAGATATTCAAAGATTAGACCTATCTACTCCAATATACATATCAGCTCCTTCTCAAATAGCTGGTTATTATGTTATTAATACTATTACAGATTATAAGCCAAGTATCCAAGGTTCTACAAGAGTATTATTAACTAAAGTAGTAGATACTGCTCCAGTAGTAAGTAAAGATAAATTTAAGACAGATATAGAGATATTTGGATCAGATTCTGAGCCTTTTAAGGATAACTGGAGAGCTAAAGATAGAAATCCTTGGGAAGTAGCAGAGGAAAGTAGCGGAGGTTCAAGATATGATAATCAATTAGATCCTGAGAGAGAAGATTATTTTACGGATCAAAACGGTATCCAATGGAATAAAGAGGATAATGGTAAATCTAAAGATAGAGATAGCTTCGTATTAAATAATGGATCAGGTACATTCGCTAAAGCAGGATCAGGATCTATATCTATGGGTAATGGAACTGTAGCATTAGGTAATAATCAGACAGCTTTAGGTAACTTTAACTCTCCATCTACATCAGATATTTTATCTGTAGGTGCTGGAACGGATGATGATAATAGAGCTACTGCTTTAAGCGTAACTAATAAAGGTACAGTTCAGATATATGGAGGTGAGGTTTATATGGAGGACTCTAATGGGAATATAGTCAGCGTAATGACTGAAGTAGATAATAAGTATGAAAAAGTTTATTTAAGTAAGTAATATGGCAGAAAGAAAAATAAGTTTTAAGATTGAAGCTTTAGGTACAGATCAAGTATCTAAACAGATTGCTGATTTAGAAAAGGATATGATTGGCTTCGCTAATGAAAGAAAGAAGCTAAGAAAAGAAGCAAAAGAGGGTAGAATATCTGAGGATGAACTAGCTAAAGGATTAGCTAATTTAAAGGTAAAACAGCAACAAGCCTCTAAAGAACAAGCTAAGTTAAGAAAGGAGTTCGTAGCTGGTCAGAAAGTAGCTAAAGGTTTATCAGGATCATATAATGATTTAGTATTAGAAACTAATCTATTAAGACAAAGATTGAAAGATTTACCTAATGCTTTTGATGAAACTAATGAGGAAGCTAATGAGCTTAAAAGACAGATTAAAGAAAATACAGATCAGTTAAAAGAGTTCGATAAAGAGTTAGGAGATAACTTTAGAAATGTAGGTAATTATACTGATGCTATTAAAGAAGCTTTCGCTGGTACTAATGTATTTGGAACCGCTATTCAAAACGTGGGTAACTTCTATGAAAGATTTACTGGAGTAGTTAGTATAGCTAGTAATGCAACTAATAGCTTTTCTAAGGCTCAGAAAGCAGGAGCTGTATCTTCTAATTTATTTTCTAAATCTTTAAAATTCCTAAAGATAGCTTTAATATCTACTGGAATAGGAGCTATAGTAGTTTTATTAGGATCTTTAGTAGCTTTCTTTACTAAATCTAAAGAAGGATCAGATAAGTTTAGTGTAGCTTTAGCTTATTTAGGGGGTATAGTAGATGGACTTACTAAGGCTTTCTCTGCTTTAGGTGGATTCTTAATAGATATATTTACTGATCCTGAGAATGCAGTTGATAATTTTACAGCAAGTTTAGATAATGCTACTGAATCAGCAAGTAGAGCGGTTAAGATTAAAGAGCTAGAGATAGCTATGAAAGATCTTACTATACAGACTAAATTAGCTACTGCTGAATTTGAATATCAAGCAAATGTATTACAGCTATTTTCAGAAGATGCTACTTTAAGTTTAGAAGATCAGAAACAAGCAACATTAGACTTAATAGAAGCTAGAAGGAGATTAAACGCGGTTAGAGTAGAACAAACAGAAGCGGAGCTACGTTTAGCTAAGTTAAATTTTGAACAAGCTAAAGGAACTAAAGAAGCAACAGAAGCTAAGAATGCCTTAACAGAAGCAACGCTAAACTCTATTAAAGCTGGTCAGGAACAGTCTTTATTTGAATTAGAAGCTAGTAAGACATTAAGACAAATCAAATCAGATCAGATAGAGCAGGAGCTTGACTTCTTAATAGATGGTTTTGATAACCAAAAGACTATTAATGAAAGGAGGATAAAGGATGAAACTCTAACAGAGGAAGAGAGAAGAAAGCTATTAGAAGAAACTAAAAGACTTTCTGATAAATCGTTTAATGAACAGATAGCTATCTTACAGACTGTAGCTAAAGAGCAAATAAATGCTAATGATCTAGTTAATGAGAGTGATTCTAAATTATTATTTGAGAAGGCTCAAAGACTTGGGTTATCTGAAATCTTAACTAATAGATTATTAGAGATTGTAAGAGAAAGAAGAATAGCAGAGCAGGATCTAGCAGAAGCTACTATAGAATTTGAAAAGTCTATTACTAAGAATCAAGAGGAAGAACAGAAGAAACGACAGAAGTCTAATGAAGATTATTTTAAAGAAGCTACTGAAAGATTACAGAGAGATCAAGAAGCTAAAGTAGAATTACAGAAGCTAAATGCAGGAGAGGATCAGGCTTTACTAGAGGAAGCTTTAAAAGCTGAAAGAGATCTAAAGCTAGAGAATGATGATTTAACTGCTAATGAAAGATTATTAATAGAAGCTGAGTATCAAGAAAAGATAAACGAGTTAGGAAATAAAGCCGTAGAGGATGAGAAAGCTAGAGCTCAAGCTAGGAATGAAATATATCAATCTTTCTTTGAAACTGCTGGAGGAGCTTTAAGCGAATTTATATTAGATCAGAATACTTCTTTTAAGCAGTTCGGTAAAACAGTTATCTTAAATGCTTTAGAGGTAGCTCAAAAATTAATTAATGTAAAATTAGCGGAAATTACAGCTCAATCATTAGCTCAAGCGGATTCAGTAGCTACTTTCGGAGCATCAGGATTATTAAGAGCTAGTATCTTGACTGGTTTAGTAAATGGTGCTTTTAGTGTAGCTAAAGCTAAGATCGGAAAGTTTGAGCAAGGTGGAGTAGTAAATGGTCCATCTCATGCTAATGGAGGAGTTAAATTTGCTGTAGGAGGTCAAGTAAATGAATTAGAAGGAGGTGAAGCTGTAATAAATAAAAGATCTACTTCTATGTTTGGTCCAATATTATCTGCTTTAAATGTAGCAGGAGGAGGTAAGAAATTTGCTCAAGGTGGAATTATTAATGATGCTAGATTATCATCTTTATCAGGATTAGGATCAGGAGTATCTAGTATTACAAATATTAATAACTCTATATCTGATGATGTAGTACAAAGAATAGGTGAAGCTGTTAGAGGTAATTTAAAAGTTACCAATGTAGTAACAGAAACATCAGATCAATTAAATAAAGTAAATAATATTCAGAATGAAGCGAGTATTTAACGCTATATACGATTATTTTTATGCAGTATTACAAGAGAAAGCTCCTATAAATGTCAGGGTTGATAGGAAGATAGACTGTTATTCTTGTGATGAGATGAAAACAGAATATAAGATATTCAAGATAAAAAAAGAGCATTGTAATATATGCAAGTGTCCAATAGACAAAAAAACTTCGTATCTTTATAGCAAATGTCCGAAGGGAGTATGGAAAGAATAGAGAATCATATTATAGAGATAGATTACTTAATTAATAACTTAGGATCTAACTTTAGACCTAATCAGAAGCATTTAGCCAGGTTATTTGAAATTTACAAGCTATTAAATCCTAGAGAGAATCCATGTTTTACTTGTAGAGGTGACAGAATTAATGTAGTTAAATGGTTTAAATCTAAGATATAATGGCAGATAGACCTATTACCATGAGTTTAGTGCATGAGTTTATAGATAGACTTAAAAAGAATACTAACATCTCTAGCCTGGAGGATATTATAGCTTACTGTATTAAGAATCAGATCATTCCAACATCCAAGCTAAGGAATTATTTAATAGTTCAGGATTATTATGACTGGGATCATTCAAGAGTAAGATTCTGTATAACAATGGAGGAGAAATATGATCTATCTGATTCTCAAATAAACAAAGTAATAACTCATTATCAAAGGAAGCAATCTGAGGTTACCTTTCTAAAATAGGATATTTTTTAGATAAACATCCATTCTCTTTATTAGTATAATTGGGATATGGATAAATGGTTTAGTTCAAATTTTAACGCTGGGTTAGGAGAGGTTAATATCTTTGGAGAGATTGGAGGATTCGGAGTTTATGCTGATGAATTTATCTCAGAAGTTCAAAGTTTAGGAGCTACAAGACTTAGAGTTAATATATCTAGTTTAGGTGGAGATACAAATCAAGCTTTTCAGATCCATGATTTCTTAAAGTCTTATAAAGGTAAGGTAACAGCTAGAGTAACTGGGTTTACTGCTAGTGCTGGAACTTTAATTGCTATGGGAGCGGATGTAGTAGAGATGAGTGAAAATTCTCTATTCCTGGTCCATAATAGCTGGACTATGGAGATGGGGAATGCTGAGGAGATGAGAGAGAAAGCATCTGAATTAGATACAGTAGATGATATACAAGTAAGAATATATAAAGCTAAAACGGGAATGACAGAAGAAGCTATTAGAGAATTAATGGCAGAGGAAAGATGGATGTCACCTGAGGAAGCTAAAGAGAAAGGTTTTGTAGATAAAGTAACTAGTGCTAGTGAAATATCAGCTAAATCTTTAGAGGTAGTTTATGCGAAGATTGATTCAAAAGAATTACCTGATGCAAATTTTAATATTAAAAACACAAATGAAATGGCTGAAAAGACGATTTTAGAAACGATCAATGCTAAGTTTGAAGAGCTTAGTAATACGATCTCTGCTATGTTCGGAAAGAATGAAGAAGAGCAAGTAGAAACTATTGCTAAAGCTGATGCTGAAGAATTAGTTACTAAAGCGAAAGCTGAACTTGAAACTGAGTATAAGTTTGAGTTAAGCGAGAAAGAGGATGCTATCAATGCAAAAGTAGAAGAGATTTCTGCTAAGATTGCTGAGGTAGAATCTTTAAATGCTAAAGTAGCTGAGTTAGAAGCAGAGTTAGCAAAGGCGAAAGCTGGAAAAGTTGAAACTCCTAAAGCTGATGAAGAAGGTTCTGTAGAAACTCCTAAAGCTCAAGAGGTTCATAATTTAGATGCATTAGCTTCTAAGTACAAATTTTAAATTTAATTAAAGGTAAAAATTACAAAAATGGCAAACGTAATTACAAACGGAATTTCTCATACTTACGGAGGTAGAGAAATCTTAGAACCAATCTTTTATTCTCCACAAGTTGAAGGTGTAAATCCTTTCGCTGAATATCAGATTTTAGACAATGTTAAAACATCTGCAAACGTATATATTCCTTCTAAACTTCAGAAAGTTTTAAGAGCGGATACTGGATGCGGATTTGCTTCTGCTGGATCAGTAGCAATGAATGATAGAACTGTAACTCCTAAGAAGGTTAAGTTACAAGTTGAAATGTGTGAATCAGAGTTCGATTCTACTATCTTCGCTGAGTTAAGAAAGGCAGG